CACTTTTTCCTGTTTGAAACACATCTCCTTTTTCACCAAGTTGGTAATCAATAAGTTCTTCCATAGACATTTCACTTACAGGTTTTTCAACATTCGATAAATATCCTTTTTCTACAAGATAGTCTGTATTTCCTAACTGCATACCTGCAGAATCTTTACTTCCAAAAATATCAGTAATAGGCAAAGCTCTTTTAACACTTCTAAAACCAGGTAAGGCGTTTGGATCGAAATAACTAAATCTATTTTTATTCATAAGATCTCCACCAGTAGTAACACCAGCATAACCACCCGGCTCATCTACTAAACCTCTTTTAGGTTTATCTGTTAGACCAGATGTAATCCCCGTTCCACGGCTATCTACCGGGCCACCTCTAAACATTGGTCTTCTTAAAATTTTACTCATTAGCCGAACAATCCTAGTTTACCACCAATACCTGCGATACCTGCGGCACCTCCTAGGAATTGTGACATAGGACTAGCTGGAGCTGCTGGTGGTGCATATCCGACTGTTTGAGTCGGGAATGCTCCTGGTTGAATTTGTGCAAGTTGTTGACCAATCAATCCTAATTGTGTGAATGGTTGGAATTCTTTTTCTCTTGCTGCGATTTGTGCTGCATCTAATCCAGCTTGTGCGAACGCTTGTTCTTGTTGACCTAGTTGAGATTGGTAACCACCAAGTCCCTGTCTAGCTGCCAAGTCTTGCGCTGCCGCTGCTTGTGCTTGTTGAAATCCTTGATTTAATAATTGTGCTTGTAACTGTGCTCTGTTAACTCCACCTTGATTCATATATTCGGCTTGCATTACGCCTTCACGTCCACCACCATAAGCACCAGCTTGAATAGCTTGATCTCTTAATCCTACTTGACCTATTGTTTGTTGTCTGTCAAATTCTGATAGAGTTGCATCCATTACCTGTTGTTGATAAGGAGACATAAACTGTTCGTAAGCTTGTGGTCCTACTAAACTTGCAAGTCCTGCTGCATCTGTTGCAGCTGTTTTTTGTAACTGTGATCTTGCTGCTACTTGAGGATCATAAACTGATGTATCAATACCACTAAAAGTTGATGGTACTGCGCCTGCACCTAATTTATCAATCGATTTTAAAAAGGCTGTAAGTGAGCCTTCTATTATCGGTGCTGGTTTTGTTATTGTTGTTGTTTCAGCCATTATGCTCTCGCTTCCAGTTTATTCATTGTTTCATACATTCTCTTTGCACCTTCATTAACACTGCCACCACCAGCTGCTCTAACAGCATCTGCTGTCATTACAAATTCGTTTTTAGAAAGTCTAGCAGGAACGTCGTCTGCTCTTTCTTTTTTACCAATAGGTATAAATCCACCACCTCTCATATCCATTTCTTTACCACCTAAATTCATTAGTCCACCATCTTTAGCTTCCATAACTACTTTTTCTTTAATCTCTTCTTGCATCTTCACATCACCTGGACCTTTATATTCGTATCTGTCTCTGTAAAATTGTTTTAATTCTTCTAGACTATTGGGTTTTCTTTTAAATGTTATTTCAAATTCTTCAACTAAATCCATAATAGGTATATCCATATCGTTCATAGCAAATTTTGCAGACTCTTTTATTTCTTCATCTTCTATGTTCTCAACAGCATCACCAATACCACCAAATTTTAAACCTACTCTACCGCCCGAAGCTTTCTTTTGAATCCATTTATTAGAACCAGAAGAATCTTTTTTCTTAATCCATTCAATACCATCATCTTCTTCATCTTCATCATCGTCTAAAGCACTTGTATTAGAACCAGAAGAATCTTTTTTCTTAATCCATTCAATACCATCATCTTCTTCATCTTCATCATCGTCTAAAGCACTTGATACAATATCATCTAAATTAATTTTTTTATCTTTTTTAGTAATCCAATCTTTAGATTTTTTAGTTATCCAATCTCCTGAATAACCACCGGGACCATCTACCAATCCACGCTTCGCGTTCATTATACCTACGGGACCACCATCAGCATATCCTGCTGAAAAAATTGTGTCGTCAATTTCGTCGTCAGTGAAGAATCCATATGCGTTCATTGCATTTCTAATTGCTGCGGCTCTAGCTCCACTATCCTCTAATAATTCTGCTGCTGCTAATGCTTCGTCTATAGCTGTTTGTTTTTCTAGTTGTCTTGCGCTTGCTTGCATTACATCACCAGTTGCTGTTGACGCTGGTAGTGTTGCTGCTTTAGCTCCTGCTTTACTAAATAAGTTTGGAATCTCTCCACCAGGTCTTAAAAATTCTGAACCTTTAGCTAAACCTTCTAAACCAAAATCACCAGCTTTTTGAAACATAGTTCTAGCTGGATCAAAATCTCCTGTTGGAGCTTTCATCGCTCTAAAATCTCCAGCTGCACCTGGTGTAGTCATTGCACCGGTCAACGCTCCGAGTCCCGCTGATAATAAATTAATATCACCTTCACTACCTTCTTGAGATAGTTGTCCTAGAATATTTGCACCACCTGATAACAACATTCTTTTACCCATTGTACTACCAAACATACCAGCCGTTGGTCCAAATACTGGAGCAAACGCAGCAAGGTATGGTAATGCTGGTTTGATTTCATTAGGTATAATTTTATCTAATACCTTTGATACTGGTTTGAATATTTTTTTTAAAAATCCCATATTTTCTCTTTATATTGTGTAGTGATAGCAAGTTCGCCAAGCTTGTAAATAGGCGAGTGTATCACAATTTACAAGGTTTTTAAACATTCGTCAATCGCTGATATTAAAACCAGCGCCTATCTTTATCTCTTCCACAGTCACATTTACATCTCTTCTTATGTGTTCTGCTTTGGTTTCTGTACTAGCATTCTGTACGTCTGCCAATGCTTCTGCGTCTGACATATACTCTTGACCTGTTTCTGTATTGGTTAGTGTTACTTCTGTTTTAGGTGTAATTACTGGTACTCTTTGACCATTAATAGTTTCATACCTAACCGAAGCTTCTGTCTCAATAAACGGCATTATCTGTCCTCTCTGTTGATTTCTAGTATTGATGCTACAATATGCAATCTATTTGCATCTGCAGCGGTTACTTGTAATGTTTCACTCTCTTGCATAATTAATGGTTCACTTAACAACTGCTCTGTAGCATTACCTGCTATAGCTTTATTTTTAAATATAGTAAATTTATCCGCGGTCGCCGGGTCTCCATTAAATAAGTCTACTGTTATATCACTACCATTGTTTGTGTCATCACAAACTAAAATAGATTTTATAATCGCCCTAGAGTTTGAAGGTACTTGATATAGAGTTGTAACTGTATTTGTTGTTAAATCTTGTTTTTGATTCTTATATATATTTGCCATTTTATCCTAATCCAAAGAAGGTGTATCTTTCAGAGTCTTCTTTTAATTGTGTTAAGTATGTAGAGTTTAACTGTTCAATAATATTAGTCAACGCTCTGTTGATTTGTCTTTGGTTATCCTCTGTATATTCTTTTTTAGGTTCAGGTAATCTTACTGCTATTTTAGTCATTAACCTCTCCTTCCATCTGGTTGTATATCTACTTGAAATGTACCAAATCTCCAAGACTCATTTACACCAATATTTTCTATTTTAATATTTGCATATCTTCCTCTAGCTCTAGTGTCAACTTTTAAAGTATTAGAGTTAATTGTAAATGGACTCAATGAAGTTTGTATATCATCTTCTGATGGAAAATCTTTTATTGATAAGGTTACTTGGTTGTTACCTACAAGAACTTTAAAGTTTGGTAAAAATCTTCTCATTGCTAAAAATACTTCTGCTTGATCTGGTTGTAATGAAAAACTGAATGATTGAATAAAAGAAGTTAGGATAGTTGTACTTCCATCTGGATTTACTTGATCGTTCCCCGTTTCGTGTTCGAATAATACGCTTTGACCTAATCCTGTCTCACCAATAACTTGTGGAAATGTACCAGTATTAGAACTATTGTAAGCTGTTGCATAGGGTTTAGGATATACTAGTGAATCAATCCAAGTTGTTCTAATAGAGTTTGTATTAGTTCCTGTGTACCAATTACCCATAGGTAGTTGTGCATTATTTTGACCGTAGTTATAAACTACGTATCTATTAT